ATATTTTAAATAAACCAATAATGCAACCAACATTAATGCCATCTGTATTAATTAGATGTTGTTTCTCTGTAGCGTGAAATGATCTCCATACTTGATTGTTAAAATCAAATAGGATAGTAACATTATCGTATTTAATATTTCTAAATCTCATAGACTAAATATAATAAATTTTTTTAGTGAATACTAGAGTAAAATAGAACAAATAAAAGAAACTATCAACTAAAGTCTTTTTTAGCGGATGGAATTATATTATATTAAGGGAAGTTAAAAAGAAAGGTTTTATGAGTTATTTTGTTTTTATACAGAAGACATTGAATTATGAATATAACATTTTTTGAAAATATACTTCAAATGCCGTTTTACAAGAAAAGAAAGAAGCAAAGAAAAGAATTATACTCTTTCTTAAAGATCTAAGATCTTTAAAAGATCTAAGATCTAATCCTATCGGGGTATAACTATTGCGATATGTCAAACAAGTAGAGCCTGTTTATGATTCCAAAAACAAATAAATTAGATGTCGTACTTGAAAAGAAAAAAGAAATTGAAACTGAAATTGTTGCAACTGCAAAAGATTCGTTTACATTGGTTTGTGAGGATTGCAAATGTATTTTATGTTTAAATCCTCAAAAGAATATTTTGATAATTAAAAAGCCTTTAATGGTTTTATTTAAGAATGAATCAATTTTTAAATCATATTGCGTAAATTGCATAGATCATATTGAACCGGAGAAAATTGTATATTTGGATTCATTTGAAAATTATCAAAAGAAATTGAAGGCAGGATTATATGAAATTCATTAAAGATGTTTTATCACAAGAAATTTATGATGGATATGTCAATTGGGATATGACATCTGAAAAGATACATGCAGCATTAAATGCAGTAGATAATAAATTTGAATATTTGAGAAATGATGGGGAAAAGACTCACATTAAGTTTCAAGATTCATTAACGCTTAAAGTAAGATTAAAAAATGAGATTTTGTGCTACAAAATTATAAAGCCTAGATTCATTAATGGAGAATTATTGTGCGCAGGAATGCAGTATGGCAGATATGATTTAAAAGGGGTTCCATATTTTTTTAGTCCACCTGAGATTTTTTAATGGCTATTTACAAAAAAGATCAAGTTGGGAACTTTCGGCCCATAAAAGGCATCAAAGATGCTAAAGATGCCGGCATAGATAATATGGGTACTTTTTTTGTAAATGAGTTTATGGATGGATTAGAGGACTTATGTAAGACTGATGAGGAAAAAAATAAAGATGAACCAAAAGAAGAAGTAAATGAACTGTATCCTGTTGGCTTTAGACCGTATAACGATATATGGAGACACGAACCTGTAACATCTTCCTATTTTTCTAAAAAAATGTTAGGCGAAGCATTTACTCCTTTACAACAAGAAACTGTAGATATTATTTGCGGCAAGAGTCCATTTGAATTTACAGATATGAAGTATGAAGAAGTAAATGCTATGTGGGGGAAAAGATCTGGTAAAGATTCTACATTGGCAAAGTCTGCATTGTATCAATGTTACAAATTATGTTGTTTATTTTTTCCTCAAGAATTTATAGGGATGGGGGTCGGAAGTAGTATAGATATTGTAAATGTAGCATCTACTTCTGAACAAGCGAAAAATGTATTTTTTAAATATTTGTCTAGTTTTATGAAATTAACAAAAGACCCAAATACAAATAAGAATTGGTTTGCATCTAAGAATTTTTGGTGGGATGTAGGTAGATCTACATTCCGGTATAGCGATTTAAGGGACAAAGATGGCGACATAAAGATAAAGAATATTGAATTTGGAAGGGGAATAACTTGTCATTCTCTAACATCTGAAAGATTTACTGCGGAAGGTTTGAACATTCTTTTAGCATTTATGGATGAATTAGGAGCTATGAGATTGGAAAAAGTTTTTGGTACAGATGAGCGAATGGTTGGTCAGTATGATTCACTATCCGCAACTGCACGTTCTACTTCTACAAATGGATATGGAAAATTAGTGGTTATGTCATATAAGTATGGCAAGAATTGTCCTATGTCAATATTGGTTAAGAAAAACAAAAAAGATAAGAAGAAATTTGTCAGAGTATATTCTGTTTATGATGTAAGAACTGATACTCCAGAGTCAAGATTGAGATCGCAGTTTGCTTCTCAATATGCTAGAGATCCTGAAAAAGCTGCTATGATGTATGAGTGTAAAGATCCAAAGGTAGAGACTGATAGTTTATATAGCAATATTTATTTTATTAATAAAGCAATTGATGTAGAAAAAAAATATACAATTAATCCATTTAAAGGTGAAAAAATAATCGTAAACAATATTTACGCAGGAATTGATAATTTGTTGGAAGATTGGTTTAAAGGTTCTAATGATTTTTTCTACACTATGCATCTTGACTTGGCAAAAGGTCAAGTATGGAAAGGACATGATGCCGCTGCAATTGCTTTAGGACACACTCAAGAAATGAGATTATATTTGGATGATTTTATCATAGGATATTACAGGCAGAATTTTAATCAGGATTTGTCAGGATTGCAAGGACAACTAAGAATGGGGATTGTGATGGATTTAGTAGTCCAAATAATTTGCAAGAGACAAGATAAAGAGGTAAATTTGAAAGACATCCGAGATTTTGCTATTGGATTACAAGAAAAGAGGGGATTTGAATTATTTAAAGTTACTATAGATGGATGGCAGAGCGTTGAAACTATACAAGAATTTAATCGAAAAGGAATTGAGGCGGAATTATTGTCAGTGGATAAAACTCCAGCCCCGCATCATACTCAAAAAGATTTTGTACATATGGGATTATTTAAAATATATGATCATTTTGTTTGGAAAAGAGAAACTAAAGAATTGATTGAAGTCAATAATAAGATTGATCATCCTGAATTATCAACAGATAGATTTGAAGAAGAAGGTAATGAAAAAGGGAGTAAAGATGTGGTAGATTGCACAGCCGGAGTAACATTTAATTTGTCTAATGAAATTTCAGATGGTGGAAATGTATTTTTTGGATAAGGGGAAAACATGTCAGAAGATGTATTGGTTGATGGGTTGAATGATGTTTTAGATTCTGAAACAGATGATGGTATTCCTGGTAAGATTATTGAGGAAGAAAATATTATTGATATGATTGCTAAGAATAAAATAGACAAAGAATGCAGAAAGAATGAATTAGCTAAAAAACTTGATAGGGAAAAGAAAAATCTTGATAGGGAAAAGAAAAAAGATAAGCAATCAAAATTTTTCACAGCTATCTGGAGATTTATCAGTGCTTTAGTTAATCCTGAAACTTACGTTTCTATAATACAAACATTTGAAAATTTATGTTACACAATTTTCGTGGACTCTTTAATCCTTTTTACCATCGTGAGCATAGTGTATATTATATATATTGCAATTGCTTCTAATGATGAGGATAATATATGGATATTGGTATTTAAAATGGTTTGTTCAATATCTGTTGCGATAATTTGCTTGATAGCCCAAAATCATATTCCATTCCAAGGGATTATCCATAAAGGTAAGGAAATATCAACAGAATCTGATGAGGAAGGATAATTTATTATGTTCGCTACATCTAAGATGTTATCTGGTAATACCGTAAGTAAAGATAGGAGTGTGCGTGGTAGATTAAGGATAAGTGATTTTATGGGTAGTAGCGATTTGAGTAACTCTATAGTTGAGTCACAATCAGAATATAGAGTTGATAGATCATTTATGACAGATGCATATAGAGTAAATGCATGGATAAGAGCTATTGTTGATTTATCAAGTGAGAGATTTGCTCAGACTGAATCATTTTTTATACCACTTGCGACCAAAAGAGATACTAAATCAACTGATTACCCAGATGATGTGAAACGAAATATGGAAACTGCGTCTAATATGCTTTATATACCAAATAGTGATTTTGAGAGTTTTAGTTCAATTAAAAAGAAAGTTATAAAGGATGTATTAATTTATGATGAAGGTGGCATTCAAATAGGTAAGGGAAGAAATTATATTAACAAAAAAAAGATTGCATATGAATTGAGGGCATCAGTAACTGGGGCTGAGTTATATGTGAATGCTAAGAGGAATGGCGTATTGAATGAGAAAAAGACATTTTTACAGATTAGGAATAATGAAATTTTATCGTATTGGGATAAATATGAATTTATAAATTTCATAAAGAATGTGAGAGCAGGATATGCAAATGGCTTTTCTCCTATCGAGTCAGTTGCAGAGTCTATTCTAGGCGATATAGAAGCCATGAATTATAATTTGAAATTTTTTGAGAATAATGCTAGACCTAATATTGCATTCTTGTTTAATAATCTTGGATTTGGGCCGGGCAAGCAGGCATTAGAAAGAGCTAAGAAATGGTATCAGAGTGAGCATAAAGGAAAACCTCATTCGCCATTATTTATGGGTACACAAAAAGGTGAAGTGAAAATACAGGAGTTGACTGTATCCAATAAGGATATGGAATTTAGTGATTGGCAGTTACTTCTTTTGTCAAGGATAATGGCAGTATATGGCATGCAGCCTATGGTGTTAGGTATATTGACTGATACTACGGGGAAATTGAATTCAGAGGTACAATCCGAACAGTATAAGAAAAATACAATTATACCTTTGGTGAAGTTATTTTGTAATATGATGAATTCGGTTCTTGTTTGGGGAGATGCTAATCTGAATTTTGATAATATATATTTGACATCTTCTAATTTGGATATAGATGATGAAGATAAACAAGCTAAAATTTGGGAGATATTCTTGAGGTCTGGAGTT